CTATCTTTAATATATGCAAAATATTTTACTGCTCTTGTTACATCTAAATCAAATTCAGCAGCTATACTAAATGCAGTTGATCTAGGATTACTATTGAATTGACTTGCAACATCGTCTATTGAAAGAACTCTATTACCAATTGATTCGTCATAATCAAGAAGAATTCTACTAGCAAAAACTATTTCATTAGAAACTATTCTAGATGAAACATTTATAGAATTTTCTGTTACTAAATCAAAATCATATACTGTATTTAAATTACCAAATCCCACTAAATGATTAACAATTTCATATGAAGTTACCTCAGTAGACAAACCAACGGTCATTGAATTTTCATTCGATGAGTCTACTTGCATATCAGAGAATTTTACATGACCTAGAGTATGATTTAATGTACTTACAACATCATCCCAAGTTTCAAATGATACTTTAGATCTTAATGAATAGGAGAAGTTTTGATAATATAAACTATCTTGTATTCTCTGTAAGTTGTAGTTAAGAACACCAGAATCAGTTTCCCATCCTTTCCGTACCAAAGAGTATGGACCTAATTCAAAATCAGAATCATATGATGTTATAGAAGAAGCAATACCTTGAGTATCTGAAGATTCTCCAACAATAACATCATTAACTTTAAAATCATCTCCCGTAGATACCTTCAATGTACCAAGTTTCTTATCCCATTTTTCAACAGTACCAGTAGCATTGTTAGAAGTAACTGTTTCTCCTTCAAGATAATCTCCTATACCCAATTTAACATTAAATATTGGGAAATATTTTTCTGGTATGATTCTTCCGATAGAAGTAGCACTATCAAATTGTCCTGGTGTTACTTCAGGATTTAAATCTGAATAATATTCATACATGCTAAAGGTTACAATACCCAATCCACCAATATTTGAATCAACTTCTGTCAATTCAAATAATTTATAATCATAGTCCGCAGAATTATATCCTCTTGCAGTTGTACCAACACCAACACTAACATTTTCAATTATTACCCTATCTCCTGCTACAAATGGGAAAGATCCTTCAGTACTAAATCCAGTTGCTAAAGTAACAGATACATTTTTAGTTGTAGTATTAAATCCAATAGTATGAATCCCTACACCATTAGTATTATCTGTTGGAATAATAATAGGTGGAATATTGGAAATTCCTTTAGATTCTTGAAGAATAGTTACACTTGAATCTCCAAGAGTATATTTAAGTTCTATATCTTCATCTAACTTTCTTGTTATTCCATCAAATACTCTAAGAGTTGGTGCTACAACATAACCTCTTCCAACTGAAGATATTCCAATAGATTCTATACGTGCAAGATTATCAATTGTTATAATTTGAGGTAATCCAACACTTGGTCTTAATGTATTATCTGAAGGGAAATTATATCCAATATTATTGATTTCAGTTTTCTTAATTTTTCCTATTGTTGCACTAGAAACTTCAGCAATGGCATTTTTACCACTCTCTGAAGTAATAGTAGAAATTCCTGGTAAGGAATAATAATTTTCTCCCCCATCAGTTATTTCAAAACCTGCTATAGATCCATAAGCAGTTGCAGAATCTGTAGTATAACTTAAATCAGATGTGGTTGAAATATAAGATGCTTTTTCTGGGAGACCTTTTACACTATAAGTAAAGGAATTAGTTGCTCCAACAGAAATACTTTGTTTTCCATTATAACCACTTTCTATAACCTGAATTTCATTTCTAGAAATAACATTACCATCTCTAGTAACTTCCTCTTTAACGGGAGGAAGAGTACCTTCAAATAAAGGATCAAGAGTATAGAATAATGTATTAGGAACGTCTTTATTAATAGTTACAGTAACTTTAGCATCAGCATCTACACCAGCAGTACCTGATCGTATAACATTAAAGTTTTTAGTTAATTGATTGGTGTCCCATATCTTTAAAAGATTTCTATCACTGTAGATATTAAATTGGAATGCAGCATAACTTGTTCCTTGACTTACATATCCTAAAGAAGAATCTGAAAGATCAAATATTGCATTTTGATCTTTATATACTTTCAATGGTGGATTTATTGGATTAATAGTTCCAGCAGAAAGACTAGTTATTCCAACAATAACTGGTTTAATTAAATTAGAATTATAAGAAGTAGTAGATAATTTAAATGAATTATCATCGTTTCTAACAATGAAATATATTTTATTATTCTCAAGACCACCACATGGGATAGATGCAGTATGAACAACCTTTTGTCCAGTTACAAAACCATGATTTGCAATAGTAATTGAATTTGCTGTGGTATTTACTCCACCTGCAACAAAGTCTTTTGAATCAACTATAATTGCTCTATTATAATCGTTATACTTAACAGTAAATGTTGTTGAAATATTTCCAGGACTTACATTAATTTCAACATTATCATCAGTTGCTAATCCATGACTACTTCCTGTCGATACTGTTACAAGATTTCTAGAAATTTCTCCAGTAATTGGTGCATAATTTGTTTTAAGACTATGCCAGGAACCCGTCCCTATACCAGAGAATAATAAGGTTGAAGAACTCTTATATGTTGATGCAATACCAACGACAGAATTACCTGCAGTATTAAGTCCAACTAAAACTGTTGCTATTCCAATTAAATTATCACTAACCTTATAAGCATAAAGATTTTGTCCGTCAGTTAATGTCGATATTCCTCCACCTGTATTTTGAACATCAAGACCAGACCCTCTATTAGGTGAATATGTTAATATATCTCCCGTGTCTAATCCATGATCCTTAATCCAAATTGTTTTCGTTGGAATAAAGACTTGAGTTATACCAGCACCAACACTTGGATATCCAGGTTGTGAATAGAATTGAATAGTTGTACCAATACCAACTCCACTATCAGTTCCTAATGCAACAGATTCATTTGGATTAAAATAAATTTGTCTATTTAATTTGCAATCATAAGTTGTTTTAAATCCAGCATTTATAATTAACTTTCTAGGATTTTCATATAAAACCGTTGTTACGGTATGAGCAGCTCCTGCAGTACCTTCAACAGCTCTTAAAGCTCTAATTCGTGAAAATTCTGATTCAACATTTAAAACCTGAATCTTTTCTGAATTTATTGTTAAAATATCATTTTCCCTAATACTAGGATACTCAAGGTTTCCATTAATATCAAAATATGTAACTATCCCAGTAACTCCGTCTGATCCAATTCCAGTAGGAGTAGATCCAACTCCTGTTAATTTAAAGACATCAGATGTAATTCCTACTTTATAGGAACCACCAATTTGTGAAGAAGTTGTAGATAAACCAGAAACTGTAACTAAATCTTTAGTTGCAAATTGATGAGGTTTTGTTGACCAAATAATATATTCACCCTTTTGTTTAGAAGGATAAATTTCAACACCAGATACACTACTTGTAGCAACACTTATATTACTTAATGGTTTGCCCTCAAGTATAGAAACTTTAGCAGCAGCTCTATTTCCTCTAGTACCGGTATTATTAAATACTACATTATCACCAACTCTATAAGATTCACCTGAAGTTGTAAGACCTATTTTATCAATAGTACCAGGTGTTCCTACCTTAATATCAAGAGTCTGTTTTAAATCATCAGGAATATAAACATACGGATACTCTAAATTACCTTCAATTAAATTATAGAAATAAGTATTTCTAGACCATCCTTCTTTTTCCAATTCATATTGCTTTTGATTAGAATAAGAACTAAAATTAAATTTATTAGGTGTATCTTTAAAATTATCTCCAATTAAATAAGGGAATGCTGGTCTCCTATATCCGGCAAATGGACCCGAAGAATCAGCATTATCATTAATGGTTGCAAAATAAGCATATACTCCATTTGGATATTCTGGTGTAACACAGAATCTACCATTATTTTCATCAAGAACTGTTGTATCAGCTATTTCAGAATAACTATAATCTTCAATAAAGAATCCTACTGGGAATGAAGTAGCAGGTGGTCTACTAGTCTTTAAATCCACCACATAACCAGTCTTCATTTTAGTAACTACACCACCAGTTTGGCCAGTGTAACCATATGGTCCATAAATTGGATTGCCATCATATGCCCAACCAATTATAGGAGAGTGATCACTAGAAGAAACTTCTAAACTATTAACTCTTTGTAAATCACTTTTACCGTATAAAGTATTTCCATCTAAATCAGTCCCAAATACTGCTTCTCTAAGTTTTCTAGGTGCATATAAATGAGAATATTGAAGTCCTCTATCTATATTAAATTGATCAGCAATTATTCCATCATCACTACTGAAATTATCAATATGTCTTTGGAAAAGATTTAATCTCCAATTTTGAATATCTGCTCTAAATTCTGCACCTTCTCCAGGAACATCAACACTAATACTAGTATTTGCAGCAGTATATCCTATTCCACCTTCAAGTACTGTAACAGATGATATTGTATTATTGTCAAGAACTGGTGTAAGTAGTGCTCCAGAACCATCACCATCAATTAATATATCAGGTGGTGCATTATAAAAACTTCCAGCAGATTGTACTAATACTTCAGTAATTACCCCATCATTAATAACTGGTTTTAACTGAGCACCTGAACCAGCAACTAAAGTAACATCAGGTTGTCTATCAAAATTAATAATTTCAGATGATCCATATCCAACACCATTTCTAGATACATGAATAGAAGTAATTTTACCTCTAACAATAGGTTGAACTTGTAATTGGAAAGTATTAGTTCCTATTGAGGAAATTCCAACTTTACCAGTTATATTTACAGTTATATCAGGGTAATTAAAAGTATGAGTTCCTACACCAACTGAGGTAAAATCAATATATTGTTTTGTTCTATAATAAAATTCTTTATCTGTACTAAATCCTACTTGAGATAATTTAAATTCAGCACTATTAACTCGTGTCAAATAATATTCTGATCCACTCGTTAGTCCACCAAGAGCAGTTCCCTCAGCAGTATATTTAACTATATCTCCTGAATAATAATCATGGTTAGGAATTGTAACACTATTAAAAGCAGTATTAATTCCACTTCCAGTTTCAGTAGGAGTACTTCTCTTTTTATTTGCGTATCCAGATCCACCATTAATAATATTAACAGCATCAACTACAAATTTCTGATTAACTGCTCTTAAAGATTGTTTTCCAACACCATGAGAAGTTAAAGAAATGGTATTAATTCCTGAAATAGCTTCTCTTTCAGAGGAATGAAGTTTTACTTTAGTGTTATTTACAGGAGAAATAAAATAGTGAGAGAATGTAGTAATTCCACCAACAGGTGTTTGTCCATTGGTTTCATAAATTACTTCTTCTGCATTTTTAAATTTATGATAAGAGGAGAATCCAATTGTATTATCAGTAAGACTAACCCATGCATATTCTTCTCCAACATGAATATTAGCATCAGCAAAGAAATCAATACTATGATTAATTTGCCTCATATCTACATCAACAATTGCTCCTTTACCATTACCTCCGCTTATTGTTACAGTAGGAGTTTCCTCATAATCAAAACCTCTATCAAGTATTCTAAGTTCTGAAACTGATCCTTCAACTGCAGCAATTGCAGTAGCACCTGTTCCTACATTATCCTTAATATGTACAAGTGGTGGATTAATTACGTCATAACCAGATCCATTACTACTAACTTCAATTTCATTAATTTGTCCATACTTAATAACATCACCAGCTTTATAATTTAAGATCTGGACACCATTTATTAAAATACCAGTAAATCCTGGATCTGTTGCAACTATATTTTCATTATCACTTTTTGGAGGAGCAATTTCTCTTAAAATATTCTGTGATTGTAAAGTCTTAAATCTAAAATCATAAGGTTCTATTCTACTATTAGTTACAGTTTTCTCTTCAGTAAGAGTAACAAAAGTTTCATCTGAAATATTAGTTCTACTCGTTGCTAATTTTATTCTAGAATTGTTTACCCTATAGACAAAATAAAGACCTTCTGAAAATAATTCTGGTCCATCAACTATTCTACTCTTAGCATTTCCAAAAGAATCAAAATATTCCTCACTAATTCTTTCTGGTGAATAATAAACTGCATCACCAGTATAGAATCCATGATCTTCAGTTAAAGGGTTGATTAAAAATTCTGATCCGCTAAACGTTCCAGAAAATGTAACTGTTTGTCCATATACATCAAGAGGTTGTGCATTATAAGAAGGAATGGAAGGAGAAGCAACTAAAATATTTTCTCCCTTCTTATAAACATTCTGTACATTAGTAGAATAAATTGTAGAATCTGGATAATTATTAGATTCTGTTTTTAAAATAAGTCTTTTTATTTTATAAGTATTTGCTGCTTGCTCAACTAATTCTCCTTGACCTTTAATTTCAATAGATTTACTAGAATTTACTTTAAGTACAGTAGAGACTTGTCTTGAATCATCACCTAATATAACTGATGCTAAATCACCGACTTTAAAACAATGATCAACGTTTAATGTAATTTTATAAGTCCAATCAGAACTGTCAATTAAATCTACTGATTTAATTTTATAAATTGGAGAAATATTATAGAACCAATTTTTTCCTTTAAAATCACTATCAGAAACACCTAAAGTTTTAATCTTAGCAGTATCACCTGTTTCATAATTTAAAGTATTTTCTGGAGCTTCAAATCCTTCTAATACCGAATTAATTCTTACTTTAATAGTTTTACTACTATCTACAAAAGAACTACCATAAACATAAGTATTAATTCCAATATTTGTTGCATCATTAATTGTTCCATTTATATTTGAACATCCAAAGAATTGTGTTGTATTTTTAGATGTATAAGAAACAACTCCAACAGTTCCATCCGCATAATTTGCATATAATTCTCCACTTGTCGGGAATCCAACTGTAGAATCTACATCAACATAGGTTGTACCAGAAGATACATTTCCAATTACTCTAGTTTTAGGATGAACTTTAAATTCACCATATATTGATCCATCAACTCTTGAATCTCTATTATATCCAGCATCTATACTAAGTTTATAGAAAGTTTGACCTATTCCAGTATCTCCAGTATTAAGTGGTTCTACAGATGTTATAGGAGCATATGCTTTAGTGTAATTTCCATAAGTATAAGCACTTTGGAACAAAGTAGATTGTTCAAGATTTATGGGATTTCCTTCACCGACAATTGATTCAACTACAAAATCCTTTGTAACCTTAAAATTAGCATTTGAAGGAGTAAAAAGAAAATCTCTTGGTTTTATAATTCTTACATCTTCATTATATAAAGCTTTAAACAAGATTTCAAAGGATTTATCAGTACCTTTACTTAAATAGAAATCTTTTGCTTGTTTTACAAATAAATCTTGATTTAAGTCTTTATGTAATTTTCTATTCTCTAAACCCGGTAAAAGTTGATGTTTTGTTTTAAGTAAAAATTCCTTAAGAAACAGACAACTCAAATTCTGTATCTGAGACCCCTCTGAATGCTCCTCAGAGGTGGTTGAACTGAACTCTAGTACATCTGGACTGTTTGCTGCCTTATAAGAGGTTATACCAGAAAATCCACGTACACAACCAGTAAAGCAAGTAGTTGCTGTCCCTGTATAAGTAACAATTTCATTACCAATTTTTAATAATCCGTAAGAACTTGGAAATCCATAAGTTCCTGTAGGATTTTTTACCATATCAACAGGAATGACATCAGTAAAAGCATCAATAGATGTAGATAAACCAACAGTTTCAGTTAAATTAGTTTGTTCACCAACTTTAACGTATTGATCAATATTTTGAATCAGATCAATAGGACCACCTTGGTATTCTTGACCAAGATAGTATTGTTTTAAAAATTCAGAAACTAATGGGAACTCAGTCTTCGTGTAAGCAGGAAGCTGATTCTGAACTATGTTACTAAACTGGATTCTCTTTTCTGCCATCTTAAGATCTTACTAGGTTCCCGTTTGCATAACTTGAAGTAACGACATAATTAGATGCTGCTGGATCTAACCCAGATGAAACCTCATCCACAACTGTCTCAAAAGTACTTGTACTAATATCTAGTTGTAAATATAAATCCTGTAATCCAATAACATCATTAGAAGATGGACATACTGACAATTCAATAATAGTTTGACCATCTTTCAGTTTTCCAGATATAACATTAATAGGATTAAGAGTTATAATCCCTTTTTCATAATCAATAGTTCCAACATTCCTTCTAACAATTGTAGGTTCTGTTGAAGCAATTGTAGGAACTGTGAATAAGAATAAAGATCCGTTAGTTCTGTTTGTATTAGGAACATCCGAGATATAAACAGTTTGCTGCAATCCACTTATCATAAATCCAGAAGATTTAATATTATATCCATCCATACTTCTAATATGGAATGCATTACCAAATCCAATAGAATATTCAGCAAAAGTATTTAAAGATGCCCTTAAATCCCTCCTCATACTGATAGTAGTAATATTAGATGTTATAGCAGAATCACTTTGATCAATAATATTTAAAAATTTACTATATTTAAATCTTGCACCATACTTATTCATTTCAGAAGACTCTGCATACTTAGTTGCATTGGTAGAGACTACACTTGAAACAGCAGCCCCAGTAGATGCTAGATTAGTGTTATAATAAATCTTAGAATTGACTTCAATATAAAGATATTTCAAATCAAGGATTTCTGGAACAATTCCAGCAACCGCATATTTCTTCAATTTCATCCTAATGTTTTCTTTTATTAGATTAGGTAAGAAATCACCCGTTTTGGGTTTAATACTAATAAAAACTTTTCCATATTGAGGTGGAATTAGCTCTTCACCACCAAAAACTGAAATTGACTCAGTTTCAGGATAAATTTTTGCTGGAATTAGTGTTTCATAGTCATTTGCAGTCAATGCACGGTTTTGAGAAGCATAAATTCGAGGTGCAAACTTCTTAATTGAATCTACAGACTCAATATTCTCGCCACCTTTAGCTGAAATGTCAGTAGTTACTAAAGAAATGCCTTCAGTGACGGTATAATTCAGTCCATTTCTAACATAAGTTAAATTTCCAGCAAATTCGAACTGATTTACACCATTTGCACTATCTCCATTAGTTACAATGTATTCTGCAGTGATATAATTCCCTTCTTCGAGTGCTTTTCCAAAAATACCGTCTCCAAATATTAATTGATACCTTTCATTTTCAATTTCTTGTAAATAATAGACATTTGAAGTTGCATCTATATCAAAAAGACTGTCTTGAGAGGTATAATTAACTTTTGTAGTAGATTGTTCTGTTCCTTTTACATTTACTCGGATTAAAGAAGAGTCAATTCCAGTATTTGGTAAAATAAACTTCTGATTTGGTGTTCTAGTACTATATGTAAAGTTAGATGTTAAAAAATTACCTTCATAAACAGCAATTTCATCAAAAGAAGCAATTCCATTCAATACTGGGACTGTAATATCACTTACAATTGAGAAAATAAAGGATTGATTACCAAAAACACCGGTTGTTGCTAAAACTGGACCCTTATTTAAGGTAATTGAAGCAGGAGTAGGTGTAATACTGCTACAATCTACGAAAAAACTAATTGTCGCAGATGCTGCTTTCCTAGATTTGGGTAAATATCCAATATTTCGCGCTAAAGAGACCACATTTTCTCTTAAAGTAGCACTATCAATGAATACTTCATTAGATACCATGTTGGCATTGTATGAAGTAATGTAAGTATTGTATGCTAACAGGTCAATTATCGTTGAAAGATTAGATCCTTCAAAATCATAGTCAGTAAAGGTAGAATTTGCCTTTAAATAATCTTTAAGTGATGTTTTAACTTGATCAAAATCAAGATTAGAGAAGTTTACTAATGGCATTTATCTTATCTGGTTGATTGCAACGCGAATTGTAGTTCTTGTGGTGGAAGGTCTGCACCTATAATGTCATATTCAATAAGTACATCAAATTGATTGTTGTCAAAATTCGCAAATGCTTGTACATTTGTCAACGAAACCCTCGGTTCATAGTTATTAATAGATTGTGTAATCTCATCAACAATAAGATCTGCACTAATATCATCTAAATTCTCAAAAAGTGAAGCAGAAATACGTGATCCAAAATCTTGATCAAAAAATTTCTCTCCAGGAAGAGTAAATACAATATTTCTCACTGAACGAGCAATTGCATTTTCGTTTTTAAGCCCAATAAGATCGAAATTCAGGGGATTTGCCTGAAAAGTCATGCTAATATCTTTAAAACCGGGACTAACCCTTTCTAGAGGCACTATATTATAGCGATTATTGTTTATTTATTAAGGATTTATAACTAAAATTCTGCTGAGGGTATCATATCGTCGTCATAATCGAGTCCTTCATAGAAATCATCGTCTTTTTTCTTCTCATAGAGGTCATTTTGGACTGTTCTATCACGTTTTTTGGGTGTTATGGCATCATTTGCGATTTCTCTTAACATTTTTTGGTGCTGATCATTCGCTAAATTGTCTAGAAAGTCATTCATTTCCCTAAACCGTCGATTTTTTCTATTTACACATTCATAATTCCGCCATTTTTAACAAATTCTTCTTCACTACTTTGTATAAAGTGACAATCTATTGGTGTTTGGTCTTGTAAACAGTTACCAGCAAGCACAATTCGCCCATTACAACCATTCTTAGGTACATGATGACATAGATGACCGGGAAAAATCACTATTTTTCCTTCTTCTGCCTTTATTTTTCTTCCACTATTAGTAAAAACAAGAGGAGAAGACCCTTTTGGACAGGTTATAAAGTAAACAAAGCTCCAAACAGAGAGTTCATGACAGTGTTCCTTGGCATATTCCCCTTTATCATAGATTGCAAACCAAGTTTCGTAAAAATTTAACCTATGTTCATAACCATTTTTGATTAATCCATAGTTTTGATTAAGAATCCAGTATACCCAATCGGTTATAAACTTAATATTATCAGTTTTAGTGTTCCAATTTGAATGTTTTCCGTAAATATTGGATGTATATGACACAGAATAGTCTGCCCTTTTAACATCTTCCATTAATTTTGCATTTAAAGATGTATAATTGGGGTAATGATCAATTAAAACTTCTAATTTTTCACGTATTTTTAGTTTCATATAAAAAAGGGAGTATTACCTCCCTTGACCACGATACTTTTTCTTTGCTTCATTCCGAGAACTCGCGGCGTATTTGGTATGTTTACCTGTTCCTTGACGAGTTTTTTTAGGAATTGTCTCTACGAACTGGAGAGATCCCCATGTTCCTGATTTAGTTTTAACCGGCATCAATAATTTCCTCCATAGTTAGGTCTTGTGGATTAAATGGCCATGCAATTGGATCGTCTTTTTGAGCATAAAACTTGTCTGCATAGTCCTGTAACTTATCTGCTGCTTCTTCAGCAGTTAATCTTTGATGTAATTTTTCTGTTTTGTATATTATATTGTATAATTTGGTCATTTAATGAGGATTATATTTAAACATAAAGTACATACAGATGATAAAAGCAATGACAAGGATTGCACCAATAGAATAAATCATAATAAATTAAGTTCTTGTAATTTTTTCTTTACCGAGTCACGAGTCGCACGGACACGGTAATTAACTTTATCTCTCCGAGAAAGTTCGGTGAGGTTCTCTGATATTTCATACCAGAGTTGCTCATCTGTCTTATGGGAAAACACGGGTTTACTTCCAAATAATCCCATACTTATATAATACGAGTTTTTTCGTGACCTACCCTAATCCGAGGATCGCACCAAATTTCATCGCCCTGTTCCTTTGCATCTAAGCAGAAGGATACGTCTTCGCCGCACATGTCTTGTACATTACCTGATTCAAAGACTTGCATCTTAGGAGCAAACCATGGATACTCAAGTTCTTCAAATACTCCCTTCTTAACTAACAACCATCCGAAACCTGTATAGTCAACTGTAAAAGGCTTTCTACGTTTCGAGATACTTTCGACGGTTTCATGATTCATAACCCCGCCATTCTTACGGAAATCTTCTTCGTCTAACCAGTGTGCGACAGATGTAGTTTGACCATCCTCTGTAGCATACCAACCAGCAGAGATACGTCTATCATCCTCTTCGTTCTCTGTAGGAATTGCCAGATCACATAATTGCCAGAACTTGTTAGAGTCAAAGACAATATCCGAGTCAATCCATAGTTGCCAATCATACTTTAACTTACCATCCCAAGGTATTTGTTCAGGACCTCTTAATACATTTGCACCTAA